TTCGGTAACGCGCCGCCAAAACTAGTTGGCAATTTGCCCGTTGTCGGAGGACCGCCTTTTCCGCCAGAGGAAGCTGCGCCAAGACCACCAAGCAAAGCGGCAAGTTGCTTAATTTTTTTATAAGCCTCGTAAGCCTCTTTAAGTTTATCAGCAGCACTTAAAGCTCCGGGAATTTTTGTTCCTGTTTCCAAAGCCTTTTGAATTTTATCCAGTTCTTCCTCTGTTTTTGGCTTATCTTTAGGAAGATCTTTATAACCTTCTGTTAGAACACCCGGAGCAAGTCCTGCTAAATCGCCAATTTTTGAAAGATCAATGTCCCCCGTGGTTGGGTCAACGCCCGGAGTCGTTACTTTGACTTCAAGTTCGCCAGTAACAGGATTGATCTCAGGCTTTTGCCATTCTGTACCAGACAAGCCAGACAATCCGCCAAGGTCTAACTCGTCTCCCTTTGTCGTAACTTCAATTTGTTGTTCCCCTCCAACAGTTGGCGCAGGTTCAAACGGAGTCTCAATTGGACTTGGTGTTTCAGCAGGAGGAGTAACTGCTACGGGAGGCAAAGGCACGCGCTCACCAGTAACTTTAACCTCCTGCAAATCATCTATAGTCGGAGCAGGTTCAAACTCTGGCTCTGGTTTTGTAGTTTCAGCGTCTTTAACTTCCTCAAGAGGAGATTTAGCAGCAATTGGAGGAGTTGTTACACGCTTTCCAGTAACAGTAACTTCTTCAAGTTCATCTGGCTTAGCCGCCTCCTCTAAAGGAGATTTTTCAGGAGAAGGTGTTGTAGCAGCTCCCGCCACTGCACCACCCAAACCGGCAACGTCACTTACCTTTTTTGCGGTAACAACAATTTCTTGCAAAGCATCAAGTGCTGATGAAGTAGGAATGCCTGAAGTGGTTGCAGCGTTAGAAACTTCGCTACCAACTGCATTTGATATGTCAGGCATCATGCCTTTAACAGCATTTACCGCAGCATCAAGACCGTAAGTTACCCCAGCAGCAATCAATCCAGATTTGATGACATCGCCAATATCTCCGCCCTTGGCGGCAGTCATCGCGCCAGAGATCAGTGAGTTGCCAAATGCCGTTTGAGCAATAGCTTTTTCAATTGGCAAACCAAGAGCTTGAGCAACAGTTTTGCCAATCGTATTTGGAATTGAAGCAACAGCTTGATAAGCGGATTTTAATCCTGAAACCGCTCCAGAGGTTCCAGCCCCCGCTCCCGCTGCCCCTGCTCCACCCGCAGCACCGCCCGCAGTAGCCCCGCCAGCAGGTGCTCCGCCAAGTAACCCCGGCGCTAAACCAGCGGTCAGCATGGCAGCGCCCGCAATCTTGGCAAGGTTTTCAACGGTCTTGTCTTCCTTTGCCATAAAGGCAGAACTGACAAGCGGGAATCCTGTTTCACCGCGCCACTGACCTACGCTGTACTCAACGCCTTTCTGCGGATCAAAGTTAAATTTCTCGTCTTGCAACCCGGGCGGCGCAAAGAGAGGCTTCAAATCATCAGGCATGGATGAGAAGAATTTACCTAACTCATCCTTTGTAAAGGAGCCGCGAAGATTTTTAAGCTCAGCCGGGTTGGTAATAAGTTCCGTTACACCGTTGTCAGCCGCATATTTAAATGCTTCAGAAAACTTTCCTTGCTTAAGAAGGCTAGACAACGCCCGACGCTGCGGAAGCGTAGCAAGATACTTTTCTTCTTCAGAAGAAATTTCTCTCTTAGCCTCAGCCTGCATTGCTTCCGCTGCCTTCTTAAGATCAGCAGCACCCGGCATTTCTCCTGCCTTTGAAGTAACGAAGGCTTCTCGCTGCTTCTGCAATTCCTTGCCACGCTCTATCGACGGACTGCTAAGCGGCGAGTACAGGCTTCCCGTTTCTAAGTCAGTGCCTCCGGTGCCTTCGGTAAAAAGCGCCTGCGGACTTAAGGAGTAAGTGCCGCCGAAACCAGCACCACTAAAGTTCAAAGCCAGAGGGCTTTCCTTGAGCGGGCTTCCACGAGCCATTCCCGCCATATCCGCATCAAGCAACGCTTGGCGATCTTCAGCGGAAAGAGAGTTAATGAACTCAGCAGTTGCTTTTTCGGAAAGCGCAGTCCAATCGGACATGCTTGGCGCAGCCGCTGCCGTATCAGCAAGCGGTGAGGATGGAGCCTGAGGCTGCTCACCAAGTTGGTTTTTAATAAAGTCAACTGTTGGAGAAAGCGGTGCTACCGGAGTGTCTTCTCCACGCGGAGTAAAAACAGGCTCTTCAGGCGATGGAGTAAGCGGAGCTGCCGAAACATCTTCTCCACGCGGAACATAAGCCCGATCTTCTTCAGCAGCCGCTGCAAGAGGAGAAGATGGCGATACCGAAACCGGGGGGGCTTCAGGAATCAAAGGAGTTCTAGCAGGTTCCTGAGTAGGAGCTTCTTCCACAGGGGGCTGCGAAGTAATGCCTACCGTTTCCTGAGGCGTCGGAATTTTTGCACGCTCAGCAGCTTCAGCCTCTGCCTGTCTACGAGCATCTTCACGACGCTGCAAATCAGCCAGATCTTTTTGGCGCTGAACCTCAGCCTGACGTTGCGCTTCAGCAACTCTTTCTTGCTCTAGTCGTGCTTGCTCAGCAGCAACGCGCTCGGCTTCTTGTCTCGCGGCTTCGGCTTGACGACGGGTGGTTGCTTCTTCTTCCGCTATACGAGCAGCCTCTGCTTCTCGCGCTAATTGCGCTTCACGGGCAATACGAACTTGCTCAGCACGGCGAGTTTCCTCAGCAATACGCTGCTGTTCGGCACGCCTTAAATCCTCAGCACGGCGAGCCTCTTCCGCTTTTCTTACCTGTTCCGCTCTACGATTTGCTTCTGCCCTGCGAGCTTCCTCAGCGCGTCTTGCTTGTTCAGCGCGACGAGCCTCTTCAGCACGACGAGTCTCTTCAGCTTTACGCGCAGTCTCTTGGCGAGCAATTTCAGCCTGACGCGCAATTTCCGCTTGTCGTCTTGTTTCAGACTGACGCGCTTCTTCAGCCCTACGCACAGCTTCTCGTTGCTGCTCAATACGATCAATTTCTGCTTGTCTTTGAATTTCAAGATCACGAACGCGCTGGGCTTCGGCAATTCTAGCCAACTCAGCTTGACGAGCATTTTCTTGCTGACGAGCTATTTCTACTGCCCGATTCTGCTCGGCAATTCTTAAAGCATCAGACTCGTCAAGGTTAGCAGATGGAACTGCCCCATACGTATAGTAAGAAGGCTTCGGCTGATCGGTCTTTAAACCGGGTTTAAAACTAAGATCAGCTTCATCTTCAACAGAACGTTTTGGTTTTCTGGTAGCCATTAGTCGAGCACCTGATAAAAGCGGTAAGCCCATTCCTGCCAATCATCGTAATCATACGGCGAAGGAGGATTTTGTTGCGATATGCCGTTAATGCTAATCAAGCCTGCACCCCAATTCTGCCATTCTTTTTCAGAGACAAGCTGCGGAATTGGACCATAGTTTTCCAAGTCAAACACGGTGTAGTCAGCCCAGTCTTTTAGACTGTGATAGCGCGGGTCAGTTAACAGGCTCATGGGTTTTCCCCAAGTATTGTGCCCGTAGCCGGTTCAACGTGAGCAATAATTTGACCCATTTGATAGTTACCATTAATGGTATTGCTTTCAAATTTAAAGCGCAGTTCGCGTCGAATTTCTCTGAAATACACAAGTTGCTGCTGTTTGTCTTGAGGCGTTTCGTAAACAATTTGTGGATTACTAGACACTTCTCCTGCCTTGGCATTAGCGCGTCCGGTAATTTCAACAGTCATGTTTCCAGACTGAATAAAGTCCGGCTCAATCATCTCTACGCGCAACGCCATGTTTTTTGGCTCTTCCGAAGCCACGAGAGAAAAATCTGACGTTTCAAAGTATGACCTTATGGGACGAATTTGATCGCCATTGATTTCGTTAACACCATATTCGTGCTGCCATACCACGTAGCCTTTGGGGTCATTGATAATACGTGGCTGACCATCTTCGGTTACACGACGCTCTGTGTCTTGTGTACCGCGAAACTGCACCGTTTCGGTATCAATGATACCTGTCATCAATGGTGAGTTAAAAACCTGAGCATAAGCGCCAATAGATCTTCCCCCACCCGGAAGCTCTGTGTCATACCACGTATTCTCACGAACGTTATAAATAACGGCGTGACTGCATTCTGTTGCATTACCACGCGGGTAACACCACCAAATTTCACCCCAACGAGGAATCTTTACTGCAAAAACTTTTTGGCGTTGAGCGTAATTTAAATTGTCATAGAACCAGTTTAAGTTCAGGCTGTTTGGAACTTCACGTACCACACCGTTAAACATCAAGAAACGGTCTACACCACACCAAAAATAAATGCCGTCATACTCAACAACGCTTTTTGCAGACAGAATGCTTGACTGCGAGGTAATGGTGTCAAACTGAAAAACCGCAGGTCCACCTACGTATGTGGCGCGAACAACCGAATCCAATGACCAGAAAAGTCCAGCAGGCGCATTACCGGCACCGGCTCTAAGCGGCAAACCTTTTACAATCTTTTGACTTGTAACACGGGCAGCACCTGAGTCACCGCCGCTCCAGTCGTCCGTATATCCGGCTCTACTCCACTGAACAAAGCCGTCCGAACCATAAGCAAACACATAAGGAGCTAACGCTACAATTCCGCCAGAAACGGTAACCGCCGGAACAAGATCAAGCGGAGCCGTTCCGTTATCGTAGCCTCGGTACAAAGAACCATTGGCATCGGATGAGATGTCTTCTATGTCTCGCGCTACATGCGCCAAAATTTCATTTTGGTTTGTTGTGGTGTTATACGCTACATCAAATCCCCAGTTAGCATTAATGTTGCTTATATATCCGCCATTGGTGCGGTTATCAACAATGCTGCTACTGCCGTTTTGACTTAAGCGAAAACGGAATACACCGTCAGATGTACCGATGTGTACATACGTATAACCATTGTGATTGTGAATGTGCATGCCACGGGCAATGCCATCCAAGCGATCCTGTAGCGCACGAAACCCGCCAATCTTACGAGGCAGTCCACGTTGAAAACGAACCCACTGTCCGTCAACATAGTTACTACCTTCAAACTTCGTTCCGTCCCGCTTGATACCGGGTTCAGAGCGAACGATGATCGGCTGAAGAGGCATTAGTACGTGCCACCCTTAATTGGGTCTAAATCCAAGGCAACCTGCGCGGCAGCGGCGTTTACCGCCGTAAATACGGCGTTACCTACAGTCGTTGCGCCAAGATTAGTTCTTGCGCCAGAAGCCGTTGTCGCCCCGGTACCGCCTTGAGCAACAGAAAGCGGAATACCAATAGTTGATGTGTCCGCATCTACAACGTCTGTTCCGTCGCAATACAAGATCGCTCTTGCGTTTTGAGAAACCGTTACACCCGGAGAAGCCTGTCCGGCAGTGCGAATTCCAAGGGTATAAGAACCTGAAGTCTGGTTACTTATCCAGTACTGCTGAGTTGTCGTCGGGACAATAACATCACGATTACCAGTTAGTGTTCCGGTAAATATGTATGCTGTTTTGTTAAGTTCAGCAATGGAAAGCGTGTAATTGCCACTGCCAGAAATATCAATCTGAAGTACGCTAAAGGCATAAATCGCAGATTGACCAAAGCCAATCGTCCAAAACTCTATGCCATCGGTAATCAGAATGCACGAATCACCGGGCGAAAGAACAAGCGTTGTAGCGCCATTAATTAGTTCAGAGCTATTTGGATCAATCGTAAGATCGCCCGTTCCGCCATTACGAACCTGCAAGAACCAATCGTTCCCTAGCGTTGGCGCTGCCGTCAAAGAGAGCGTACCCGCGCCGCCTGTCCACACATACGCTTTTGCGCGATCACTTACACCGGCTGTGTAATTCCCGCTAAAAGACGATACCGGCATTGATTGGTTAAGCGTTGTTGAAATTGCTTTAAGACCCAACCCGGCAAGCGCCGCTGCGTTCGCTGCCGAAGCCGATGCACCATATTGGAACGACCGCCAAGTGCCCGACTCCGTGCTGTTGTCCGTCAGGTAAATCTGAAACGTGCTGCCCGAAGTCGGTGCGCAAATCTGCACGCCCGTGCTGGTCTTGACCGTAAAGGTGTTAGAGCCAACGTTATTGAATAACACCGTTTGCCCGTTGCTGCCATCGCGAGCATCCGGCATCGTGATGACAAGGCTCGTCGTAGTCGGATTAACATCCATAATGGATGCCACGACATCATTTGACGGCGCGGTTTCTAACGGCCAGTCCAATACCTGATCAATCGTCAGGGACACATAACGGTACGAGACATCGCTTGGATAGATGTTCGTTCCGCCGAAAGTTTGAGTAAAAGTGGGCACTGTTAAGCCTCCCGACGATTCGTAGTCCGGTCAACAATCTTCTGCAAGTCTTCGCCATTCAACGCCGCCAAAGCGCGGTCGTAGTAGGACTGCCACAACTGCACTCGCTCATCGTCTTTAACAAATGGAGTTGCTTCAACAAGGCATCCATACAACAACAAGTTTGGCGCGTACTCCGACAGCCAGTTGGTTTGATTGGCGTCATCCAACAGCGGCGGGAGTTCGTAATACAGAATCTCTACCGGGTACGCCGCATTGGGCGTCGGGGCAAAGATCCAGTAGTTGTAATTGTAATCTGAGTAAAACTTTGGCCGGTCGATTTCGGTTTCGTTGGGCCAATACTCACGCAGATATTCATAC